GTGGCGAAGGATAGAAAAAGTGGTAGGCTCTAGTGCAGAGGTGATAAGCTACCCTATAGTTTTAAACTTCCAAAAGAAGATCAGCCTAAAAACGGCTGATTTTTTGTTTATGGAAAAGCCGATTATAAGTGCTTCAAATAAGAAGAAGAGCAAGGAAAAGGCGAAAGATGGCAAGAAAGATAGTTTGCGCCAGCAGGAAGTAATAGATGCTATTGTTGAACAATCTGATTTGTTTTCAATTGGCTACCAAGGTGCTATTGACTGTTCACGCTATGGAACGACTGTGTTTAAAATAGACGTTGAAGGTGGCAAAGGGAAGATAAGTATTTCCAGCCCTGAGTTTTTGTTTACTGTTGTAAGCAAAGAGGACAGGAAAAAGGTAGAAAACTATGTGCTTGCTTGGATGAGCGACACTGTGGATGAAGTGGGCAAGGAACAGGTTATATTAACTACGTTTATTCATTCAAAGGGGAGCTACACAAAGAAAGTGTTTAAGATGAAAGACAGGCATACTATCGGTGCATTGCTGATAGAGGAGCGTGACAGGAAAACGCACCTTAAAGACTTTGCTATAGTGCCTGTGCATAATGTTTTGACATCGGATAGCGTGTATGGAATAGATGACTATATGGATGTGGATAGCATAGTTTCGGAGCTAGAGATACGTACTGCACAGATTTCAAAAATACTGGATACACATGCAAACCCTACTGTGTCGGGCAGCCAAAATGCTCTTTCGTACGATAAAGTGACAGGGCAGTATTATTTTGATGCGGGGAACTTTTACAGCCGTACAACAAATGAAGAGCCGCCGCTTGAGTACATAACTTGGGATGCTAATTTGACATCTAACTTTAATCAGGTGGAGAAGCTGCTTAACTATCTGTCTACTATTTCTGAGATGGGTGCTGCTATATTTGACGGGGACTTAAAGACCGGCAATTTACCTAGCGGTTCTGCATTGAAGAGGCTTTACATAAATGTGCTTGCGAAGGTTGCAAGGGTGCGTAATGCATTTGATAAAGGCTTTAAGAGGGCTATTGCGACTGCATCGGAAGCTGGGCATAAGTGTGCGCTAGGTGCTGGGGATGTAAATATAACATGGCAAGACGGACTGCCAAATGATACAAAAGAGCAGGCTGAGATTATAAACATAAGGACTGCTGGTGCACAGACTATGAGTGCTAAGCGTGCTATGATGGTGCTTGATAAGCTTAACAATGATGCGGCTGATGATGAGATGAAGGATATTGAGATGGAGCAGATGATGGGTAGTGGGATGACTATTCCTATCAACTTAGAAAAAAGTGAATAAAGGTAGTCAGAATGATGATTGCGTTAAAGTATACTAATTGAAAGTCATTACTGTAATTATCTTTGATGTGGAGTGTAAGGCAACACATTTGTGGCAGAAGTTTTTGACTTTCAACGTCCCTTACAGAGACGTCTTTCGTCCGTTGCTTTTTTGCTTTGCAAAACAAGCTTGTTAAAAAACTTTGAGAACAATGTGTGCCAAGGAGAGAAACTTTATAATAAAGTGTTGAGATGTATTACAATTTACATTTTAGGTAAGCTTCAGAAGCTTAGAACTCATCATTTTCTTGTCTTGACACAAGAAAACAGATGCAAAAGAAACTCAAGACTTTTCAATGCAGCTTGACGGAAAAGGCAGTATTATTCTATAAACTGATATAAAATTAAGGCTTTTGACGCCTTCGCGATAGTGAATAATAATACCTTTTCCTACTGCTAGTTCAAAGTCGATTAGAGTTAGTGATAAAAATGTTTTATTAATGTTGGGAACTAAGATAAATGTTTCAATATACTTAAGCACCTTTCGAGGTGCTTTTTTTAATACAACAAATCAAGATCAATATCCAAAGGCACACTTTGTTCTCAAAGGTTTTGTAAGCAAAACACTTCTGTCACAAAAGTGTTGCCATAAGGTACAGAGCTAAGACAGGTTTCAGTATGCTTTTCCTAGAAGAAAAAGCATCTTACATATGAAAAAGCATGAACAAGAACTTATTGATTTATATAAAAAGCTGGAAGCTCAAATAGAAGCGGCTATAGACAGCGGAAAAAATAATAGATCTAGCATGTTTCATAAACAGCTTATAGTAAAGATAGATAATATATTTAAAGAGCATGATGTCAAGGTAGATGAGTGGACAAAGAGCAGTGTCGAAAGTATTTACAACGATAGCACAAAGGCGCAAAAAAGGAATCTGAAGAAGTCTACTGAAAAATCCGATGATAAAGAGTCAAGCAAAATGTCGCAAGAGGAAAAGGACAAGCTTGATAAGGATTCTATTGATGAGATAGCAAAGGGTAAGACTAGTCAGCTAAGATATGCTAATTCATCATTGCAGAAAAACATAAAGAATTCTATAAAAAAGAATGCCAAGGAAAAGGGCAGAAGGCAAAAGGAAATTGCTGATAGTTTAAAAGAGGATATCTATTCTAAAGATGGGGATGGACGAATTTCCATTAAGTGCAAAGACGGCAAAGTGCGGAATTATGACCCTGAAAAGTACGCTCAGGTGGTTGCACAGCAAGCGGAAATTGAGGCAAAAAGTACTGCTGCTGAAAATGAAGCAAAGAAAATGGACACACAGATAATGGCTATGAGTAGTCATTCTCCTACGTGTAAAATTTGTGCTACGTTGCAAGGGAGATGGTATTCGCTGGATAAAAAGAATAAGGATTTTCCTTATATTTATGATACTGCTTGGAAGAATGGGAAAGTGATTCACCCTGGGTGCAGGCATACGTTTAAGGCTGTTGATTTGGATGGGGTGGATGAGAAGACCTTAGCTGAGAAGAAAGAGTTGTCTAATAGGGCGTTTGAGTTATCAGATGAAGATGAGAAGATGCTTAAAAAGTATTTTGATGACCAGAAGAAGAAGGCGAAGGTGGCACGGGATACAAACAGCTACAATGAGCTAGTTAATACTATCGGTAAGGATAATTTGCCAAGCCTTGAAGAGTTTGTTAAGATAAAGGAAGAAGGTGGCGAAGAGTGGGATAGGATTAAGGAGCTTGAGCGTCAGGCTGAGGGTGAGAAGCTTGAGGCTGGTAGTGAGGGTGTTGATAAGTATAAGTTCACAAAGTATGTTGAGTATAGCGATGGAATTAGAGAGCTTGCCAAGAAGGGGTTAAAGGAAGGTAAGAGCAAAAAAGAAATTCTAGAAGAAATCCATAAGTCATACTATTCATCAAAAGACTCAATAAAAGGTCTCACTGTAATATCAGATACAATATTCTTGAAAGACGATGGATTTGACCAAAATGGTAGAACCATTGTTGATTGGCCACAAAAAATGGGCTTTGAACCATCAACAGTTGAACCAATTACATCTTCAAATTTACCAACAAAATGGGATAGAGTTGGAACACTATATGGAGAGAATTTCACAACTATTCCAGAAGATGATGTTCCGTATTCTTATGATGAAAGAGCTATACCATATATAGAGAATCCTTCTGCAAGAATGACTGGTACATTTGATAAACAAAATTACTTTAAAGTCATCGATGCAATTAGCGAGAATGATTTAGAAAAGTTAAATCAGATAGTTTCATCAAAAGGAAAAGAGATTGTCTCACCATTAAAATTTAAACTTTTAAAGAGTGATTATGAAAAATTCCAGCTTAAAGCGAAAAATGAGATAGGAGAGGTTGATGCAAAATATGGGCTTTATGGTCATGCTGCGGAATGGAAAAATTCAGAAAATATTACACTATTGAATGGTGGTGCAGAACAAATTGTAACACCTTTGAAAGGCGTTGTATTGAACTCACTGGGAATTCTAAGAACTGACTAAGGAGATGCTATGACAAGAAAAGAATTTGAAAATTGGTATTATAACGAAAAGATAGATATTGGGATTATGGATATTGAGTTAGACATAATTACAGATGCTTCATTTGTTTTAGGTTGCTGTTTAGTGGATGGGAAATGGGTTGTTTATAGTTCAGGAGAAAGATATGGACATGAGGTAATAGAAGAATTTACAAATGAGAATAATGCCTTTAATCTTTTTCAAGAGTTAGTTTTGTATTATGCAGATTTAGCAAAAGTATAAAAGGTTTATTGTAAATAATGCATTTAACAATATTGGTTAAGCAACATGTTAATAACTAATGATCTTATATATTAAAAGCAGATTGGAATTATATTATGAGAATAGGAAAATATGGAAAAATTAATAATAAAGAGTATAGACTGGCTATGGAAAACGGTGATACTGTTGAGTTAGTATCAAAGGATATTAAAGACTTAGATAATGGATTTGTGCGATATGATAGATTTCCACACATCTTTATTAAAAAAGTGAGCAAAGATTCTTTGGACTATGTTGTTAAGATTATTTCATATGCCATAATTGATGATGAAAAATTTGAAATTATAGGTATTGGAGATGATAGTGTAGTAATTTGTACTGATTCTGAAATAATTGCTAAAAAGTATAACATGACCAAAACAGGAATACATGAATATAAGAGAGATGTAAGTATCAAAGGTCTAAAAGTAGTTGAAGAGAAAGAATTTGTAGAGTAAGGCTTAAGTATATGTTGTAGAAGTTATCCATAGCAACAGTACAATATTGAAATAAGCTAGGAGATAGAAAATGAAAGAAGTAACATTTGATGAACTAATTGAATGGGTACAGGAAGACTATGAAGACTTTAGAAATTGTGCTTTCAAAGTTGGTGAAGGAATACCACAGAGTATAGAAAGATTCTTTTATGAATATAAGAATTTAATTGAAGATGGAATATGTGAAGCTACTGTTATTTTTGCAACTTTGTGTATAGAACTGAAGAAGTATGAAGTTGATAGTATAACAAAGAGACACTATGATAAACTTAGCAAAGTAATAGACAGTTATGATGAATCTAAAGTAGCGTCATGCTTAAGTGATGAAGAAGTTAAAAAGCTGAATGTGCGAGTTGCAGAGGCTAAGGAAATATTGCATGGGTTTAAGTTGTATTCGTTGAAGAAGTAGGGGTTTATTATATAAATTTCCTTACTAACTAGCTTTAATTCCTTTCATTTTCTTCCATGATGAAGAAAACGAAACAAAAGAAATCTAGACTTTTCAATGCAGCTTGACGGAAAAGGCAGTATTATTCTATAAACCAATATAAAATCTAAGCTTTTTGCGCCTTCGCGATAGTGAATAATAAAACCTTTTCCTACTGCTAGCTCAAAGTCGATTTGAGTTAGTGATAAATATGTTAATAATGTTGACTACTTGCTTAAACTATTCAATGCTATGTAAAAAAACATTCATACACTAGCTCGAATTGGAAATGAACGAAGCAAACGGTGCTCAGCGAGTGAGACAAAACTTGATTTTGCGAACCGCTGACGTAGTGTTTTTGCGACATATGGAGCAAAATGTGCCTTGAATTTTCTTGAATTTCTTTTTGCATCGTTTTTCTTGTTTCAAGACAAGAAAAATGATGGTTGCTAGCCTCTGAAGCTAAAATATATCTAAAATCAATATAAAGCAATAAAGATTATGCTTCTTATGTATGGCACACATTGGCTTACAAAGGTTTTGTACCAAAACACTTCTTTCTCAAGGTGTTGCCACAATATGCACTGCTAAGATATACAACGGTAATGCCTTTTGAAACAGGCATTTTATAAAAGGCATTTTTCACCCCTTTCGGGGTGTTTTTTTTGTACCTAATTTTAAGATGCAAAAGAAGGTGTTGTCTAATAGGGCGTTTGAGTTGTCAGATGAAGATGAGAAGATGCTTAAAAAGTATTTTGATGACCAGAAGAAGAAGGCGAAGGTTGCACGGGAAAAAGCTAAATTTGATAATTCCCAGAATATAGATTATAATTTTGGTGGTAAAAAGACTGATACAGGAGAAGGTAATGAGAAAGGTAGCATTAATAAAAGTGGTGCCAAGAGAGCAGAAAAATACAGTAGTAATTGGAGGGAAGCCGATTTAGAGGATATAGTCAATAGATTTGCCCCAAATTCTACACCAATTACTACAAAAACGGGAAAGATCATATATAGAAACGACAATACAGGAATACAAGTAGTTTATGATAAAAGTGGAGACTACTTTAGAATAGAAGATACTAAAATAAAAGGCAGAAGAAGATATTTAGATGCAGAGGGAAATAGTGTATCAAATAAAATAGTAAATGGTAAACAGATGGGAAGAACTAAAGATGAATACGAAACAATAACACATTTTAAGAATAAAAAGAAGGTGAAATAGTTATGAATAGGCAGCGATATATTACAGTACCTTTAGATAAAGAGGCAATGCATTTATATGATATGGGTGAGGAAAATATAAAAGACAGCTTGCAATGGATACTAACAGAAAAAGAATTTGGTATTCTAAACGACTCAAGCTTTTTTGAAAAAATAAACAATATAAGTGATGTGTTAATAGATGATTATGAATCAGAGATTATACAAGGAGAAAATTTAGAGAGAGCATATGAGGTAGTATGCTTGTTGTGTGATGTGATTTCTAACGATACAAATGAAAAATTGAGGGTGTACATTAAGACTGCCATAGATAGAAATACATTAATAGCATTTGATTTTTGATAAAATGAATTAACTTATATTATTAAAACCTGAGGTAAGATCGCATCTGAAAGTCATTAATTTCTTTTTACTTTGTTTCCTTTTTTAACAAGAAGGGGTAAAAGTATATGAAGCTGAAATGGAGTAATAAAATGTTAAAAGAGAAGATAATGCAAATATCGAAGGTATTGAAAAAATATGGCCAAGATATTTTGTTTGCTGCTTCGAATAAAGAAATTGAATCATTTAAAAAATGGATAGTTAAACGATATGGAGAAATAGATATTAGTGAATACATTAACATGGTTGAACTAGCCAATGGAATAGACTTTAATGGGTTGGTGATTTATTCACTTAAAAACGAATCAGAAGAGAGTATATATGAAGTAAATGACATATGGCATGAAAATATACATTTAAAAAATTATCTATTTTATGCTGATTCAGATACATCATGGTACTGTTATGATGTAAACAATAAGAGATTTTGTGAACTTGATAAACCTTCAGGAGAAGTTATACAAACATATAGTACTTTTGATGATATGATAAATGTGGCTATAGAATCAATAATTTAAAAGGTTAAACTAAAATTAAACTACAAAGGGTAGATAACTTAGTAGTAGTAATATGTTATTATATATTAAGGGATGAAAGGTAACAGTGATTTAATGGTAAATAAGGATACAATAATTACTCCTACACCTAATGAAGCACTCTTAGAGCACAAAGAAAAGAGATGGAGACAAAAACTACCCTAATCATATAAAAATTTCCTAACTAAAAACAATGGCGGAGTTCTTGTAAGAGGATTTTTTAAATATGGTGAACGTGGAAATCTTGAAGTCATTAAAAAATATTCAAATAAAAGTGATGCTTTAAACTATATGATTAAAGGGTTAAGGGTTAAAAAAAGAATTTGAGAAAGGTATCAAAAGTAATATTTATTTTATGATTAATTTCAGAGGGTTATAAGCATGAGTAGAAAAGAAGCTTTAAGAATTATTAAGGAAGAGAATTTAAGAAATTATAATTGGTTTAATAATCATCCTTTAGAACCTGATGAAGTTGGCATTAAAGAAAGTGAATTAGGATATACAGT